GTCTTGGGAAAAAAATGGAAAATTCGCCTCTACATGTGTAGGACCTCTTTTTTGGTACTTTTTCAGAAAAGTCTAGTTTTTCCCTACATTATGTAGTATCTCGGGCTTTAAATAGACATAAAATATATATTATAAACCAATTTAAAGAAATTAGTATTTCTCTCTTACTTTTTATAAAGATATACTTTATACTATGAGTTCAGCATATTCATTTAAAGAATATAACTATGATGACCCAATATTTCACAATGTAGATGCTACATATATTATCCACTTAGAGGGAAATGGACGTTTAGCTAGCATTAAAAATCAATTGTTTTTATATCATCCTACTTCAAAAGTATTCATAGTATTTAACAAAGGTTTTAAAAATTCAAAAAAAGAAGATTTTGTAAATACTCCTGCCAAAGATTTAATTGATGTGTTTTATTATATATTTAAAGATGCACGTAGCAAAGGATATCAAAATATATTAATTTTAGAGGACGATTTCTTATTTAGCACAAATATAAACGAGACTGAACATAGTAATAAAATAGACACATTTTTAGAAAACAATATTGCCGCCAATTTTGTTTATTATTTGGGAGCACTTTGTTATTTACAGACTAGTTTTGGTGAGACGCATCCTCGAATCATTTTTAGCACAGGAACACATGCTTGTATTTATTCAAAAAAATGTATAGACTATTTTTTGGATAATATAGATCAAAAATCATTAAATGATTGGGATATTTGTTTAAATTTTAGTACTATTCCTCGTTATAAATATTATATACCACTTTGTTATCAGACATTTCCCGATACTGATAATTCTAAGAGCTGGCACAGAGGTTCTACACTTCTGTTCTTTATTGTATGGTTACAACGCGGGTTATTATGTAAAATATTAGGATTAGATGTTTCCTGCGAACCAGGATTTTCTAATATGGAGTTTGTATCTCGTCTTCTATTTTGGATTATTGTATTAGCTATTTTGTATTCAATATATAAAATTATTTTTAATAAGAATAAATAAAAATAAAACCATCGTTTTGCTTTATGTAGCATACAAAAGACCAGCATTTCCTCCAACAAATATTACCATGTTTACTCTTTCTTCTATTAAATACATATTAAAATTATAATCATAAATGCGCCATGTAGGCTTGTTAATACCAACAATATCACCGGTTGTTGGATCACAAATAGTAAGCACTTGAGCATATGGATCCACTGGAGGTGAAATAGTAGTAAATTCAAGCTGAACATTTGTAAATCGGCTCATGTTCATAGCACCAGATGGTTGAGTTTCAAAAGGATCAGTATTTAAACAGAAATTATAACAATATAATCCAGATGGAGCATTACCAGCAGTGCGAACATATTTTTCAACATAATTAAATACACCTTCTGGTAAAATATTCTCTCTATATTGGCCATCCAATAATATTCCTAACGCAACTAAAATATCACGTAAATTCTGAGGATTATATACACCTGTTGTATATAGACCACTTAGTGTTCCATCTGGATTTAATCCTGGGCCTAATAATGGATATATAGTAGTCGGATCTGGATTTGGAACATCACCAGCAGTTGGAGCAGGTGATACATCTTGTGGCATATAATTATAAGGCCAATTAGTGTAATTAGACCATTGATTTCGTAAATTAGCATCACTACGTTGAAAATAGAATAACCAACTAATCACCATACCAATAGAATCCAAATCAATTTTGTTTTGACCAGTAATATTATAATAAGGTCTTTCATATACCTGTTTAAATAAATATTTTTGTTCATTCTTGGCAAATACTTCTGATTCGTCATTGGAGAGAAAACAATATGTACAATTTAAATTTATATCTGCGTTCCATAGTGTTCTTGTATCTACATAAGATGTAGGTCCCAATACTTCGTCTGGAGGTGTCTGAAGAAATCGGTAAAATTGCATGTAAAATTGGTTAAAATTTGGCGCAACTACTGGATAATTGTTAGGATAATCCATTACATCGCGAATTGTAAACCATTCATTAATTGGTCTAAAAGAGACACTTATCTGAAGTTCATTATATTGAAGTGATACTAAAGGAAACGCCTGTGAAGTTACATTATTAAACCAAGCACCAAGTGGAATATATAATGTGCGACCCATAATTGAAGGTTGGGCACCAGCTGGACTTGTTGTATAATAAGCATTTGGGTAAGCATTTGAACGAGCACCATAATTAGCAGGGTCATTCAGTTCTGGCACATTTCCAATCATTTCATTAAATAATGCCAACTTCTGTGTGCTAAAATCTCTTAAAGCAGATGCTAATATATATTGCCCTGAATATTGTTGTAATTGTTGATTACCACAATTAATAGTAATACGACTAATTATTTGCGCACCTAAATTATCAATCCATTGGAATTGGTAAGGAACCCAGTCAGTATATGTGGTTGAACCATCTGGGTTTGTTACTGCCTGTGGAGGCATAATTGGCGACCAAATATTTGGTAAAGTAATTGAAATATAACAATCCATAAGCAAATCAGCATACCTTTTCACTGTAAACGTAAATGTAGATTCTGTTGTTAAACTAAGTGTTGGTGTACCAGTAAAATCTAATCTAAAATTCTGTTTACCAAAATTAGTGTATTTTTTATATGTTGCTTTCCAAAAAGTCTTACTTGGATTTCCATTTAAAATAACATTTTGTTGGCCTGACGCAACTAAATTTAAAAGACCACCTGCCATATTAAGTATATAATATAGACACTTTTTAATTCTTTATTCATTATTATATAATTTAACTAATACTAATAATTCGATTATTACTTGATAATTAAATTATTATTTACTTATTATTTACTTAATTAACGTCGATGACGACGATGTGATTTATTACGGCGTTTTACTACCTTATGCTTTCTACTTTTACGGCGTCTTGAACCACCTGCTGATTCAACAGGAGTAGAAGGGAATAATTCAGGCACTTGTTTTAAAGCATCTTTAGTTAAAGTTAAAGTAATTTTTTTACCATTTTCATCAGTTAATATTAATTGATTTCCTTCTGTTTTAGCATCAACCGCATTTATATGAGGTGTTTTCTCTGAAGATATAATTTCTTCTTCGCTAAAGCTTGACATTCTATATATAATAATTTATATATTATTTTAAATATATTGTTATTTATTTTTAATAATATATCTAATATATAGTATATTAATGCCACAAACAACTGATTATTTTAGTGGATTTAAAAGATTAGCTGATGATAATTTTCAGAGTAGTATGGTAATATTATTAATTGTTTTAATATTAATCATATATGTTATTTATGTTGTTTATTTATCTAGGCTTAAAGGTAATGAATGTAGCTACATGGATAGTTTATATCCATCTGTAAATGGCAATATTAGACCAGTATCAGCAAATGATCCAAACTGTGGTTATAATTTATTTGATTATTACATTAAAACAGCATTTAATGCTTGTTCTGGAGGCTCTTACAAAAATGATTTTGTTGATATATGTAATTTAAAAGCTGTTATCAAACAAGGTGTTAGATGTTTAGATTTTGAAATTTATTCTATTGATAATCAACCAGTTGTTTCAACAAGCACAAATGATAGTTTTTTTATTAAAGAAACTTTTAATTCAGTTGGATTTGGAAGTGTAATGGAAACTATTCAAAATTATGCTTTTGCTGGTGGAACATGTCCAAATCCAACAGATCCTATTCTTATTCATCTAAGAATTAAAAGTAACAATCAGGAAATGTTTAACAATTTAGCAAACATATTTAAATCATACACTACTTTAATGCTTGGTAAGGATTATAGTTTTGAAAATTCTGGAAAAAATGTAGCTAATCTACCTTTGTTAACCTTTCAGAAAAAAATAATTTTAATTGTTGATAGAAGTAATAATGCTTTTCTAGATAATTCAGCTTTTTTAGAATATATTAATTTAACTAGTAACTCAATATTCATGAGAGAATATAATTATTATAATGTTAAAAATAACCCTGATACACAAGAATTATTAGAATATAACAGAAAAAATATGACAATTGTAATACCAGATAAAGGCAGTAATCCACCTAATCCTAGTAGTATTTTATGTCGCGCTTATGGTTGTCAAATGGTGGCAATGCGTTATCAATATGTCGATAACTTTCTTTTTGAAAATACTGGATTTTTTGATAGATCTGGGTATGCTTTCAGTCTCAAACCAGAAAATCTAAGATACATAGTTGTTACTATTCCAGAACCAACACCACAAAATCCAGCTTATTCATATGGAACACGTAATGTTGGCACTGATTTCTATAACTTTAATGTATAATTCCACCTTTTAAAAAGGTCGTAAGCGAAGCGGAGAGCCAAATTTGGTTATACCTTTTCTAAAGGTATAGGAAACTATAGAAATATTCACGAAACCCTTTATCATCTGTTAAATATTTATTAATTATTTTAGTAGCTAATAATTTATCTATAACAGATCGTCTAATTTTTTTAAAAGTTTGAACCTCTTGAACAACATTTATCAATTTTACTGGTGGAGACCAATTAGATGGACATGAAATAGAACTACAACATAAACAGCATTCAAGCAACCTAGTTTTATAAACTTTTGCGTATAGTTCTTTTACTTGTTTCATCGTGTTAGATGAATTTATTTGTAAAAATGAATGATAGCTTTTATAATTCAATTTAATATTTTTAGGTGGTTTAAATGGATAATCTCTACAAATTTCAAAAGTAATTAGATCATTTTCACCAGCAAGAATAACATGTATAATAAATATATTCACATTATTATTTATAATATTAGAAATATTACCATCATGCTTATATTCAATATGAATATATGCTTTATCATTTTGTAAATCAAATAATTCTTTTGCTAATCTCTTTTTAATACCAGTAACACCATTTAAATATTGTAATTCTTCTATAATTTCTGGATTTAAACCTTCTGGATAGTTGATTGCGTTCATTTTTTGAGTGTAATATACTAATACCTCTATATATTTAATTCATTTTTTTATTGTAATAAATATAAATTGAATAATAATTTGTATTATAGTTATAAAATAAATCTAACTATAATATAGGAAGTTTATGAAGCAAAAAAATGTTTGTAAAGATTTAACCTTTGCTGATTGTGAATTAGCAATTTTACGTATGGCAGTTGATAAAGCAGAAGAAAAAATAGGTAAACGTATTGTAAATTCAGAAGATATTAAACAAATTATTAAAACTGTTGAAGATTTTATTAAGCGAAAAAATTTAGTATGTTATGGTGGAACAGCTATCAATAATATATTGCCAGAAGAAGATAAATTTTATAATAAAGAAGTAGAAATTCCTGACTATGACTTCTTTACTGATAATGCTTTAAATGATGCTAAGGAATTGGCAGATATTTATTATGCCCAAGGTTTTACTGATGTAGAAGCAAAAGCTGGTCAACATGAAGGAACATATAAAGTATTTGTTAACTATATTCCTGTAGCAGATATTACCCAATTGCCTAAGCCAATATACAAATCTATTAAGAAAGACGCATTAAGAGTAAATGGAATTTTATATGCTCCACCAAATTTTTTACGCATGTCTATGTTTTTAGAATTATCTAGACCAGCTGGAGATACCAGTAGATGGGAAAAAGTTTTAAAACGTATATCATTATTAAATAAAAATTATCCATTAACATCTGAAAATTGTCATGATGTGGATTTTCAGAGAGAAATGGAAAATTCAGAAAAACAAGATGAAATCTATGAAAATGTCAGAAACACATTGGTAAATCAAGGAGTTGTATTTTTTGGTGGATATGCTGTTTCTCTCTATTCTCAATATATGCCTAAAAATTTAAGAAAAAAATTAGACAAAATAGCGGATTTTGATGTTTTATCTAATGAACCTGAAACTACTGCTGAAATTGTAAAAGAAAGATTAAAAGATATAGGTGTTAAAAATGCTAAAATTATAAAAAGAGATCCTGTTGGTGAATTAGTTCCTCTACATTATGAAATTAAAATTGGTAATGATACAATTGTATTTATTTATAAACCAATAGCTTGTCATAGTTATAATAATTTTGTTACCAAAGGACAAAAAGTAAAAATAGCTACTATTGATACTATGTTAAGTTTTTATTTAGCATTTTTATATGCTGATAAACCCTATTATAATCAATTCTTAGATAGAATTTTATGTATATCAAAATTCTTATTTGATGTTCAACAAAAAAATAGATTACAACAAAAAGGATTATTACGTCGTTTTAGTGTTACATGTTATGGTCATCAAGAGTCTGTAGAAGAAATGAGAGCACATAAAGCTGAAAAATATAAGGTTCTAAAACAAACTAAAAATAAAGCCGAATTTGAAAAAATATTTTTAAATTATAACCCAGAGACTATTAAAGAAAGAAAAGAACAAGATAAAATATATAAATCAAAAGCAAAAACTAATAAAAATAAGGGTAGTAAGAGTAAAAAAAATAAAACTAATAAGAAGAAAGGGCGATTTCTAGAACTTTATTAGGAATTGTTATTATAATAATTTTCTACATTTTCATCAAATGTAACTTTTTTTGCTCTATTTGTGAAGTAATTATACAAAAATAATCCTCCAATTAAAAGTATAAACCCAACTATCAAATAAATATTAATACCAGGAGTACCATCATCAGCTATATCTGTTACAGATGAAATTACCTTATTAATATCTGGTATAGATGAAGATACTTCATTAACAACATCATTAACAACATCATTAACAGGAGTTGATAATAAATCTGATGACGACGCTAAAGAAAAAGCTAGATCGGCAATATCAATTGAATCCATATGTATAATAAAATATAAATAATGTAAATTCTGAACTTATATTATTTATAAACAATATGTTTCTAACATTATAGTAAAGACATCATATGAAATCCTAGATATTAATTTATAATAAATAGTATTATTTATGTCAATATTTACATGTTTTTTTATTATGACAATAAAATAAATTATATATGTAAAACATTTTTCAAATATTGATTTTAATTTATAATAAAATTTATCAAATAAATTCCATTCATTTACATAACAACACATAACAGTTCTACTTTCTTTAATAAAAAAATTATGTATATCTAATAAACCAGTAAGAATACGATGATGATTTGTTTTCTCATTTTTTATATTAATTATTCCGCAAATTTTATCACTACTAAATAATTCCATATAAAGAATTTTTCTTCCCGGTTGTTCATTAAAAATATATGGACTAATTCCATCTAAATATTTATTTTTATAAACTAAATCACCATTTATTAAATAAGGAAAAAAACACGACTTTATAAGAGTATCAGATAATTCATCCCAATTTTTATATTGTGATTTTACTTTTTTTGACCCTTTTATAATATTATAATAAGTAATATATAATTTACTATTTATTTTTTTTAAGTTTTCTTCATTTGAAAACTCCATAAGGTTACCTTTTATGTATTTTATAATATTCAAACTATATGTTTCTTTAAATTCTTTATTAAACTCCTCATATAAATTTGTAATTAAATCTAATCTATCCATAGTATATAAAAATCCAGCAATAGAACCTATACTACACCCTGATATGCGTTCGACAATAATATATTTGCGTTTCTCCATTTCTTTTAAAAAATGTAGTGCTCCAGCTAAATAGCTACCATTAAATACGCCACCATCTAAAACTACATCTATTTTTAATGGATTATCAGTCTTTTTAATATGATCTGGCAAATTATCCATTAATTTATTTACATATTGTTGTATCATTTTATTAGAGTGGATAGTGAAAAGAAAAATTCAACTAAAACACAAAATTTTTTATACTTTTTTATTTTTTAATAAACGTTCCATAAATTTTGTTTCAGATTTATTTGTAACGTACATGTTAATCAATTCAGCCGGGGAATAAAAATATTCCTTAATCTTTTTCAATTTAATTTGATTTATTTTATTACCAAATAAATGAAAATATATTTCATCAATAATTTTATGGCTCGCATTCCTTAATTCATGTGTTATATCAATTCTACCTGGTCTAATCAAAGCTGGATCTAATTTATCGTAATGATTTGATGAAATAACTAACATTCTACCAGGTGTTTCACATATACCATTCCATAAATTAAGAATATCATCTAATGTTATCAAGTTTTCTTCAACAGGTTTAACTATATTACAGGTTTCTTTTTCATGTATATCATATATTGTTTTTTGTATCACATCTTTTATTTTTTTATTATAATTTTTTTCTTCTTTTGCCTCTTCTTTTGAAGAGCTCAGCGAGTTAAATTTTTTTAAAGAAATATGTTCATTTATATTATTATTTTTTTTATCATATTTACTACGATCTAATATAATATCACCAATACAATCTATGTCTTCCATTACTATTATTTTTTTGTCAAATGTAATGCTATTTTTTTCATTTGAGCTATTATATGTATTTTCAAAAAAGAATTGCTCTAATTGCGGTTTAGTTTTTATTAGTTTAAAAGATAGTACAACTAAATTACGACCTGTATAATTAGCAAGAGCTTTGATAAATGATGTTTTGCCTGTCCCGGGAGGACCATGTAACCCAATACCAAGTGTATAGGGTATACCTTTTTCATAATACCAGTGTCTATTTTTTATAAAGAAATCAATCTTTTCTACTATTTCTTTTTTACCATCAAAGAAAGTATTATTAAATGTTTGCGCACTTTCAAATACTGTTTCTCTCCAACATGATAATTGTGTTTCTTCTTCAGAATACTTTGATTTATCTAAACAATAAATGAATTTTTTATTAATTCGTTCATCTTTAATAGTTGATAAATATTTTTCAGTAATGTTATCAATATATGTTTTTAAATAACTCAATGAATATAAATAACTATATATATAAATTGTGATTTTATCTGTTTTTGTATTTATTTTTTCCTTTTCATCACTCAATTGCTCTTGTTCATAATTTGTTTTTACATAAATATTATTATCTAGTTTAAAATGTCTATTTTGAAATACCATAAAAATATCCTGTTTTTTATTTTTATTTTCATAACTTCCTCCGTTTGCTTGAAAATTACTGTGGGCTTCTTTAATACAATAAATAGTCTGGTTTTTTTCAATATTATTTATTATATAATTCCAAATTGCTTTAAAGCGATCACTATATAACGAAGATACATTATATGATAAGCTATAACTAGATGTTATTGAACTACGTTTACCTTCTATAATAATCATATTTTTTTTAAAGAACCAACTTTTTACATCATGAAAAGTTAATCTAAATAAAGTTTCGTGTAAACTGTAATCATATATATAATTAACTATATATCCTAGTAAACTAATGATTAAAGTAGATATAATAGCATCATATACTGGATTTCCAGTTTTTAAAAAATTAAATACTGTTAATCTAGTAATTTCATTATAATTGCTATTAATTATACTCATAAAGTCCTTCATTTATAAATGTATGTATTCAAAACATAGATTTATATTCTTTTTATATATTATTTCAGAATATAGAATTAATTTTAAAAAGCATTAAAATGATTACTTAGTTTATTCAATACATAAAAAAGTACTCCAAAGAGAATACTTGTAAATAAAAACCCATTTATGTTTAAATTACCATCATTTGAAAATAGCACTGGTAAATAAGTAAATAAAAATTTTCTAAAAAAAGGCAATTGAAATAAAAAATAGAGAACTGCCAATAATAATGGGGTTTGTATTTCATTATAAGCATCATCCAAATTGTTTTGCCTTTTTAAATTTGAATTATAATTATTTATCATATCATTTGTTTGTTCATAATCTTTAATATAATCATTATTCTGTGGTGGAGGTGGTGGCACATAATTTGGTTGAATTTGTGGATCATTACTGTGACCAGTTGTAGTCATAGGTATATCTCTTGATGGTAATTGTGTTGCTCCACTTAATGTTGCTTGTTGAAGTCCATTAACTATTTGGTTAATAGTTGTTTGATCTAAAGAAAAAGCAGATTGCGATTGCGATTGTAATTGTGATTGATCATTCATTTCAGAAGCTGATAAACTTATATTATTACTAATACTTCCTCCTCCAAGTGGATCAGTAGGTAAATCTAAAATGCTCGTTGAGTCGCTCATAAATAGTATAAAGAATGATTGATTATAATATTTACGCAAACAGATTTTTATTCAAAGTCAACTGTTTTTATACTTGTGCTACATTTAGTTGCTACTGGGTTATATTTTACACATTTTCCATTATTCTTATAAATTTTATCCTTAAATTGATCTAAAGGAGGTGCGTGAAAATTTAAACAATTATTATTTTTACATACAGTTCTAAAAAGTGAAGCTAAACCAAATCCCAATAAAATAGACATCACAATTTTACCAGTTTGAGTATGGAGAAATTTTCCAAATTGTATTCCCATTAATATATTATATTATTATAATACAAATATAATATATTTATTATGCTACAACAGATAATCTAATTAGGATTGTTAATTCTGAATGGGTATGCTAGATATAAGTGATGCGTCCTTTGGACATTCAACTATCTGTTCTTCAAATGTAAAACAATTATCTGCTTTATCTTTAAATAAAATCTTATCTACGTTTTCAGGAGTAGGATACACATAAATAGTTTTCATTTCTGGCCCTAAAATATAAACAAAAAAGAGACCAATTGCGAAACTAATTAAAAATATAGGAATAGAAATATAATTCAATAGCATATATAATTTATATAGATTAATTAATTTATAATTTTATTATTCTCTAAAAATATCCTTTATTAATTCCAACTTCTTTACCAACAAGATCATTCATTGCGTTTTCTAACATCTTATAGTCTTTTACACCATCTTTTTCAGAGAAAAATGATAAATATGTATTTTGTAGTGTCTGTGGTAATTTATTAAATAACTCACTATAAATAGGAACACCAAAATCATACTGACCATTTGGCAATACTATTGGCGGCAGTTTTATATTTTGAGGTGTTATAATAACGCATGGTTGATTTTTAGCTCTAGCATTAACACAATTATACATAAAATCCTTAAGCCATTCTGGATTAGGTCGTAAAGCATTTTTAAGTTTTTCTGGCATTTTTTCCCATACATTTGAATATTCTTTATTTCTCCATGTTATGCCATCTTTTCCCTCACCATATATAGGTTCCTCTTCTGGTATTTCTCCTGTAGGCATAGGTCTGCTACTAGTTTTATCTGCTACAGTCTCACCTTCGGTCTCTTCAGAAGAACTCTCAATAATCATAAGTGGTTTTTTCTTTTGTGTTGTCAATTTAATTGGTTGATATCCAACATTATAAGCAAGAACTTTATCTTGACTTGACCCATAAGATAGGCTTTCTATACTATGTTTATTTTGTATTAAATGATAACTATTATCACGGTCATCATAAACTACCATATTTTCACTGTATTTTAAATTACGAATTTTGGATAAAAGCGGCATTAACAATGTATCATAAATATTTACAGCATCGCGAGCAAATTGTGAATTATTTGTTTCATTCATTTTAATTATACAATCTTTAATTTGCTGAATTTGAATATAAGCAGCTGTAATTGTTTCGTCTAATTCTTGCTTTTTTTCTGGATTATCTACAACTTTATTATACTCAGATAAATATTCTTCGTAGAGAGAAGAAGTCAAGCTAACATCCTCTTTTAAAGTATCAAAATTTGCTAATGCTGTTTCAGTGTCTATATAACCAAATAATAATTTATTTTTATCATCAATAATATTATTTTTGTAATTTTTTATTTCTCTTTCCATATTATCCAAAATATCTGGTAATAATTCTACTTTATATAATTTTACTCTAATATCTAAATTACATGGATCTGCCGCAACACCACAACGCGCTCTGTATTCTCTTGAAGAATCATCTGAATCACTAGCAGGAAAAAATACTGTTTGAAAAATAGTTCCTCCAGGTTTTTTACAGTTGATACACTTTGGTTTTAATTTTAGGTACTCAGCACGTTTTTCTTTATTACTTAAGATATGATTATTTATTATTTTTTTCTTATTTTTCATTATATCATCTTCATATTTCAATTTCAATTTAAAATATTCATTTAATGTTTCTTTAACACTTATTATTTCATTTGTAGAAGTAGCCATTATATATTATAT